TTTTTAACCTTGTATAATGGTTCATTAGTGCGTTGATGAAACCACTCTACAAGCTGATATTTATGACGATATAAACATTGCATTTTTTACCTGCTCTTTTTTTGATGTAGGGTTTAAATAGATGCACCCAATCACTAGGACTGAATGCATCTATATGGAGGATTAATTATCTATCCTGTAAGACACCAGCAAACGCTGATAAGAGTCGCTTGGAAGAAACTCCTTGACTCTCATAACGAGATGCTCTGGTAACATCTTTCTCGCCATTATCTGTATCAACAGTAGCATCATACATCGCACCTTTCCACTCAAGCAACTCATACAGGTCTTTAGCAGTTTGGCGTGCATCATCAGCATCATTATTATGCCAAACTGTGAGGTTAGTTGCGTCTTTAGCGATTTCTTTAATCAAATCGACTGCTTTTGCAACACCAGATTCAACTTGAGAGATGAAATCTTTATAACCATCAAAGTCATCAGTAATAGAGATTTCATCATATCTGTTACCTTTTCTTTTACCTTGATTACGAACTGAAAAACTAACAGATGTATTGTTATTATCTTGTTTCATTATATTATCCTTATCTTTGTTATTATATTTACAGTGGAGCTTGCTCCACCACAACGAGGGCGTACCATCTTTTAAGTGGGTATGTCTGGTAGCTACATGGTAATTGCGGTGTGTTTACGCAGTGTAGTGAGCTATTTAAACTGTACGATAAGCACACAGTATGCAGGCAGTTTAAACAACGGAGTAAACTCAACGTAATTACACGTTGGCATACCCAATTAAAAGGGGGTAGGGGTACTGTATATCTCTCCCACACATTCTAGAACAAATTTTGAAAAGGTAGAGCGAAAGGCACTGCCATGTATATCTTACTGCATGTCAAAGAAGTACTTTAACCCAAATAGCAAAACCCTTTCAGAGTGGGATAGTAACAAAGACAAATGGATCACAATTGCATTAGATGAGTCTAACATTGATGAATTTTTATTTTTACGTGACTATATAGAAGCTGAAATGCAAATCGAGTCTTTTATGGAAATGCAATTAGACGATTACGAAATAAATTTTGAAAATTTTTTAAAAAAAAGGTTGAAAAACTAGATGGTTTGGTTGTTTTTTATACAGTATATATACAGTACAGTATATAATCTGTATTATTATACTATGTATAATAATACTGCAGTATATATACTGTAGATACTGATGGATTTTTTAACAAGAAGACTAAAAGTCAACGACTATCAGGATGTTACCTACCCTGTCTACACTCAAGATGAAGCAGATGAAAAAGAAATTACCTACAAACCTTGGAAAGAGTGCCACGCAGGAGACTTTGCACTATCTGATGATGGCTATGTGGGGGAATGTATTGCTCGTAACAACTATAAGAAAGCTATTGAGTTGCAATTTGTATTTGGCAGGATGTGGTTAAGTGATTCAGCCAAGTTATTATATGAACCAAGAAGAGAATCTGGCAACTATGCAACTGTGTCTTCAGCTTCTTGGGAGTATATTGATAGTAAACACGCTAGAACGCAACGAGCAGTAGATATTTATACTAGAATGATGCTTGGTGGCGAAGGAATTGATTGGTCTGTTATAGGCAAAGTTTACAGAAAAGACCAAAAGAGACCCGATTTAAGCGCAAAAAGATTATTTAAACAGGAGCATGTTAAAAAAATGGTAGATAAAAAGATAGATGAAGCCTTAAAAGAGCGAGGAATCTCAGAAGGAGAGGTTTTAGACGTAATTGCGGATGCAATTGGCATTGCAAGAGTCAAAGAAGACCCAGGAACAATGTTAAGAGGCGCAGAACAATACATTCGCATCTTAGATATGCTACCAAAGAAGGCAGTACAGACAGATACAATGCAAATAGATATGACAAGTCAGATTGTAGATCAGATTGCTCAAGAAGAAAAAAGAGTAAAGCTAGAACAAAAGAAGGAATTAACAAGCAATGGATAGTATAGATACCTACGATAAGCAACCTATATGGCTGAAAAAACGAGTTTTATTAAAATACGTGGATGAAGAGCAGATGGAATTATTTTATTCGATTCTACGTACCATTGCGGAAGAAAACGGAATTAAGGTGGAAGATGGTGAAGCAGATTACGCATTAGGCTCTGATTATTAACTACGCACACAAACTCAAACTGGTTAAGTAAAGTACGCAAGGTGTCAGCAAAAGTTAATAACAAAGCTATTTTAGATAAGTTAAGACAAGATATGGTCTTATTTGGTAAAATAGCTATGCCTCAAATGTTTTCTGTACCATCTCCACAGTTTCATTATGAGATTGCAAAAGACCTACTAAAAAAAGATAAGAAACAAATAAATATTATTGCCCCTAGGGGTCACGCCAAAAGTTCAATAGTAGGTGGCGTACTCCCTATGTACCATTTAATGTTCGATGAAGGAAAAAAGCTAATAGTGCTTGTGTCAAGAACACAAGACCATGCGGTAAAGCTTTTGGGTACAATCAAAGATTGTTTAGACTATTCTCAGCAGTTTAGACAATTGTTTGGCTATTGGGGGCAACATTCTGCTAGAAGTTGGGCAAAAACAGAAGTAGAGCTAAAAGATGGTTCTATGATTATCTGTAAAGGTACAGGTCAGCAGCTTAGAGGAATAAAAGTAGGAAACCAACGACCTACCCTCATTATTGTTGATGACCCTGAAGACGAAAACAATACAAAGACTGCTGAAGCAATGGAGCATAACCTTAGGTGGTTATTACAATCAGCAGTTCCCTCAGTTGACCCAATAAAGGGTAGACTTATTGTTATTGGTACTCCACAACACGAACGATGTTTGGTTGAAACCTTAAAAGTAATGAAGGGGTGGACAAATAGAGTGTTCAAGCCAAATATTGAAAAAGGAGTATCGTTATGGGAAGAATGGTGGCCTGTAAAAAAATTAATACAAAAAAAAGAAGAACTTGAATCTATTAATAGGCTTTCTGTGTTTTACAGAGAGTATATGTGCGAGATCGTTGGTGATGAAGACCAATTGTTTAAAAAAGAAGACATACAGTATTATGAGGGCAAACTTCGGTTTAATAAAGAAGGAAACCCAATGCTAGACATTACAGAACTAGATGGTGAAAAAATAAACGAGTCTGTACCAATAAATATATTTACAGGTGTTGACCCAGCATCTAGCGTTAAACAAACTGCAGACTATTCTGTTATATTTAATTTAGCAGTTGACGATAAAGGTAGAAAGTTTGCTTTGCCTTATTATCGTAAACACGCAAAACCACTTGCACTAGCAGAAGCTATTGTTACAAACTTTAGAATGTTTCGTAGTACAAAGACTCGGATTGAATCCGTAGGCTATCAAGAAATGTTGCGCCAATATGTTCAAATGAGATGCGATGAAGAAGGATTATTTATTCCTGGCTTAAATATTAAAGAAAATCCAAGAAGTAGTAAATCACATAGATTAGAAAGTCTACAACCTGCGTTTGCAAAAAAAGAAGTATTTATTATGAAGAATATGCAAAACCTTGAAGATGAAATGCTTTTATTTCCACGTGGCAAACATGATGATATTCTTGATGGATTATATTATGCATTTAAAGGTTCATATCGACCAAATCACGAAGATGCTGAAATTCCTACATTAGGTGTTAACTATTTTAAAACAAATGACTGGCAAATAAGTTAATAGGGTAGACCGAGAGATGGGCAAAATTATAATTTGCTCGTTACTATGCCCCACTCTAAAAATAAAGTCGTTACCGAATCAGAAAAACTTTTAGACCAATTTCATGGTGAGAGAGCCGAATGGGCTGCTCAAGCCATGGAAGATGATGAGTTTCGTAACAATCAACAATGGAAAGCAAGCCATGTTGATACGTTAAAAAAACGCTCACAAAGCCCTATCGTAGATAACGTTGTTCACCCCGCTGTTGAACAAGCAAAAGCCCTAATTACTGCAAACAAACCAAAATTCCAATCTACAGGAAGAGATGATAGTGATATTAAAGTTGGTAGAATATTTTCAGACATCATGTCTTATATATGGGATAAGTCAAATGGCAATGTGCAGATTAAGCAAGTCATTGACGACTATTACGTAAAAGGGATGGGGGTCATACAAGCCTATGTTGATCCAATGAAAGACTTTGGACGTGGGGAAGTATGTTTACATAGCATTGACCCCCTTGATGTTTATATAGACCCAAACAGTAGAGACACGTTTTGCAGAGATGCTTCTGATATAATCATTGCACGATTGTTTACAGAAAAACAATTAAAACAATTATATCCACAAGTAAAAACGCAAGACATGGAAACATCTGCTAATGATAGATACCCTGCTATGTCAAGGCAAGGTTCTGAAGACCAAATGATTGGTCCAATGTCCAATGATACATATTCAACAGATACAAAGTACTATGAAGTAATAGACAGATACAAAAAAGAAAAACATAGTTATTTCCATGTATTAGATACGCTTACAGGGCAAGAAGTTGTATTAAATAAAAAAGGCTATGAGGGATATGGTCAAGAACAAGCAATAAAGATGACCAACGCTGAAGGTACAAATTACATTACAGAAAAATCTAGTGTGACTGAGTTGATTGGAATTTACCAAGCAACAGGTGGCGTATATCATTATATGCAAGATTTGCAAACAGGTCAACCGACTATGATGCCAGGACCAGAGCATGAAGAAGCTATACCAAATAGCGGACACCAAATAGAAATTATTACAAAAGCTGACCTTGTTGAGTTAGGCATTATTGTAGCAAATAAAATAAAGACAGACAGAATAAGAAGAATTTTATGCGCAGGTGGAAAACTTTTATACGATTACATCATGGATATAGATGAGTACCCAATCGTTACTTTAATGAATAGACACAATCGTAATCCGTATCCGATGAGTGATGTGCGATTTGTAAAACCAATACAAGAGTATATTAACAAAATAACTTCGTTAATTATTGCTCACGCATCAAGCTCAACAAATACAAAACTTTTAATACCACGTGGTTCAATGAATCGTAGGCAGTTAGAAGAAGAGTGGGCAAGAGCAGGTACAGGAGTAATTGAATTTGACCCTGAACTTGGAACTCCAATTGTAGCAGGACCAATTCCATTGCCAAATGAATTATATAAAAATAGAGAAGATGCAAAACAAAGTATTTATCACATACTTGGAATACATCCTCTTCAACATGGTGACCCATCTGCTGCTCCAAGCACCTATAAAGGCACTGTGGCTATTGACGAATATGCACAACGAAGAATTAAATCAAAGATTGACGATTTAGATGAAGCATTAAATCAAATTGGTAAAGTTATTGTTCAGTTAATACAACAAACTTATACAGATGAAAAGGTAATTCGCATTATGAAGCCAGATGGTAGACAAATGCAAACAATTATGAATCAACCTATTTATGATGATTTTACAAATGAGATTATTGGCAGAGTAAACGATGTAACAATTGGCAAATATGATTTGATTGTAGTGAGTGGTTCAACATTGCCATCAAACAGATGGGCAAGATTCGATTACTATATGCAGTTATACTCTGCAGGAATTATTGATGCTCAAGAAATACTAGAACAAACAGAAGTAGCAGATACTGAGGGTGTATTGAATAGAACAAGCATTATAAAGCAGCAACAACAAATGATTCAGCAGTTAGAAGAAGAACTTAAAAATACTAGAGGAGATTTACAAACTGCACAACGTGAATCAACACACGATAGAAAACGTGTTGAAATAGAAAAATTTAAAACAAAGCTGAACTCCGCTTCAAACAAGAATGAGTCAGCTACCAAGCTATTTGAAGCAAGATTGAATGATGAGCTTAGAATAGCAAGAGATGATTTAAGGCAAGAAGAAAACCAAAAAGGAACTGTTGCTGTTTCGTAACAAATAGTTCCAAAGGAGAATAGAATGTCTGAACAAACACAAAACTTGGATGCTGGTACTAACGAATCTGAATATTTCGATTTAGGAGGAGAAGCACCAATTCAAGAAAGTGGGTCAGGAGAACAGCCACAAGCTGAAAATCCTGTAGATCAGTTGGATAGCTATGATGAAAATCTAGCACCTCCAACATTTCAAAACTTAGAAGAAGTTCCTCAAGAGGAAACTCCAAAGGAAGATACTTCACGTTTTGAATACTGGCAGAGCAAATACGACCAAAAGGCAAGTGAATACAACAAGTTAGAAGAACAAATAGGACAATATGAAAAGGTTGCACCAATAGCAAACTATATTCAAGAAAATCCTGAAATCCTCAAAGGTGTTGCTAAATCACTTTCTGGAGATACCCCACCTGTTGCCGATAATAACGAACAGATGGCATCCCCAAAGAAACCAGAGCGTCCAGCTAAACCTGTCAATTACGACTCATCGGAAGCTTACATGGATACCGAGAGTGCAAGTTATAAATATCGTGAAGCATTGGATAACTATCGTGATGAAATGATTGAGTATAGTGAACAAGCTGAACAATATAGAATAATGCAGTTAGAAGCAAAAGAAAATCAGATACGTCAAGCGCAACAACAATATGAAGCGCAAAGACAACAAGATAATACACGAAATGAACTTATGAGTAAATATGGATATACTCCTGATAAAGCTCAAGAGTTTATGCAATACTATTCTAGTCCTGAATCTTTAACGCTAGACAACCTTGTTCGTTTAGATAAAATGCGCTCCGCCCCAAGCCAAGCTGAAGTTGAACAAAGGCAGAGAGCCGAAATGATGAAGCAAAAACAAAATACTCTAAGTACGCCACCACCCGCAGGGGTTGTAAGCGCACAATCAGAGCCTCAAATAAATGAGGAAGATGCTTTTAATCTCGGTTTAATGCGAAACAGAAGATAATGGTTTAATAAAAACGGAGAAAACATAACATGGCAAGTAATGCAAAAACATTAGGGTCATCGGGTGTTTTATACACAGACAGACGTGATTTTTATATGCGTCCTAATGTGGTTAAAGAACTCTGGACTGATGTAACGCCTTTTACAACAGTTGTTGCTAATCAGCAAACAATTTCAGGCTTAAAAGACCCTCAGTTCAAAATGTTCGAACATCGTAACCCTTGGCAAAAACAAGAAGCTCAAGCGGCAGCTGCTGCAAATGGGCAAGTCATCGCAAAAGATAATGCAGAAGATGATATTGAATTAAAAGCAAGTTCACTTGTTGGACTTGAAGGTGAAGGTGGAAACACTTCATATGATAGTCATATCGGACTTCAAATTGAAATTTGGGATTCTGCTAAAGCAACCAAAAGAGGCGTTTGTCTTATTACAGGCAAAGGCGCTAATAAATGGGTTGTTAAAAATATGGGTGATGAAGACATAACTGTAGCTGAAAATGACTATTTAGTAGTTATTGGAAATGCATACGGAGAAGGCACAACTGCTGGAACTGCTTGGAGTGATGAATTGCAAGTAGTTTATAACCAATGTCAGATATTCAAAACTCCTCTTCAAATTACTGGTACTTTATTAGAAGCATCACTAAGAGGCGAGTCATCTGAGTTGGCTAGACTAAGAGATCAAAAGTCGCAAGAGCATAAAATTCAAAAAGAACGTGCATTTCTTTTTGGTCGTTCACCTATTAACATAAGCGGCGGTTTTAATGATGGCTCAACAGCATCTACAGATTATCATCTATCAGATGGTTCAGGAAATCGTGTTCGTTCAACAATGGGTGTAATTCCCGCAATTGAAAAACATGGTTATGCATCAGGCGCTGACCAAAACAGATTCTCAATTTCAGAAGCTAGTTACTCATATGGTGATTTTGTAGATGATATGGAAAAAGTATTCCAATATGTTCCTGAATCTGGAATGAAACGTGCTTTCTGTGGAATGGGTGCAATGAGTTATTGGTCTAAAATGACTGGCGCATCAGGTTTTGCAGGTAATTCTGGTTGGACTGTTAATTTAAGTGATATGGAGAGAGATGCTCTTGGTTTTAACTATAGAGTACTTGAATCTCCTCATGGTGCAATCCAATTAATCCCGACTCCAGTTCTAAGAGATGCTTACAGCAAAACTATGCTTGTAGTTTCAGATGAAAATCTGTTTCATGCTCAGTATAGAGCGCCAAAGTTCCAAGCTAACATCTTAACTGATGATGCTTACGATGGTGTTAAAGACCAGTATATGTCTGATGAAGGAATTGGTGTTACACTAATTGAAAGTCACAAGCTATTCAACATCGTAGACTAAGGGAGGTTAATTATGGCTAGACCTTATCTAGGTGGTTCAAGTGCAGGTATTAAGACACTTGATGCAACTCAAACCTTATCTTTAGCAGATAGCGGAAAAACATTTATTTGTTCTCAATCTTCTGCTGTTACTATTACTTTGCCTTTGGCAAGTGAAGCTAAAGG